AACTACAGTGTGTGTAAGCACACCCCTATTCATATTAAGTTACATACTTAGAACTTGTACTTCAAACCAAGTTTTGTTCCGTAAGAGTTAGTTGTATCTGTAACGACAGAAAACTCTCCATAAACATCAACTTTATCTGAAGCTGTTACAGAACCACCAACTTTACCAGAAAAGTTTGTGCTTGAATCTGCACCATCTGGATTATTTAAATACGCACCACCTTGAATGTAGTAACTACCAAAGGCATTTCCATTTTCATAGCCAAGATGTAAGTCAGTACCAGAACCAGTGTAATCTTTACCTGTATAAGAACCATTGTTCTCTACATTCACATAGAAACCAGCAAAGGCAGGTGTTGATAGTGCTGATGCAGCAGCTATTGTTAATACTTTTTTGAGCATTTAATTAAAAAAATTAAAGCTATATACTAATTGATTTTTATTCTTTTTCAAGCTTCTTTGTTTTCTTCTTTCTCTTCTTCTGATCTATCTTCTAAAATTGCATTAATAGCAATAGCTCTATTTTGACAATTTTTTTGTATTTCTACAGCTTCTTGATACTTTATTTGTAATTGCTGTAATTCTTTTTGCAGCTCTTCAGTTGTTTTACGAACCATTTAAAAAATTTTTAACATTAAGTTTTCATCACAATAATACCTTTTGTACTACTGTCCAGCAACCGATCCAGAATTATTAAGTGTAATTGATGACCTATTAAAAATATAATATCCAGCAGCCCCACCAGCAGTACCTCCTGACCCAGACGATCCGCCACTTGGCGAAACTCCTCCATACCCAGATGATGATCCTCCACTTGCTCCAGTGGCACCAGTTGAACCAGTTGCACCAGTATTACCAAAAGAACCACCTGTACCACCAGTGCCACCAGTACCTCCTGTGCCTCCATCACCTCCATAATATTGACAATTTCTAAAAGCAGGATCACTCCAACCCCCTGTTTGTGGGTTTTGAAAACCTAAATATGCACAGGTAGCAGTTTGAGTTTGTCCAGCAGTTCCAGCAGTTCCAGCAGTTCCATTAGCAGCCGATTGATTATAACCTTGACCAACTCCACCAGCACCTCCAGCACCGCCAGTACCACCAGTACCTCCTAATAAATGATAAGGCTCTTCGTCATCACCTCCATAATAGACACTACCACCAGTTCCTCCTCCTCCACCAGTACCGCCTAAACCGCCACCGCCACCTCCAGCTTTTACATTACCTCCAGAAGCAATATTTATTGTTACGTTTGAAGTTTGTATGCAATGTATGGCATTACCACCAACTCCACTGTTAGACGCACCTCCATATCCATAAATATTACCGCTGACATCTATATTTAAAGTACCTCCCATCCCAGACGGTACTAACATAGCGTGTGTATTAGTACCTCCAACAGTTACTCCAGACGGTACAATTACACGTTTTGGTATAGATGATGCCCAATTATCGCCAAATACAGTAGCTAAATTAACATTGGTATCGTTATCACTATGGGTATGTTGTAACTCATCAATAGCAGAATAAAACTGAGTTAAAGAAATTTGACCAGAAGTAGGAACATTAGTGTTATTATCTGGTACTTCAGCACCACGATAATATTCTTTTATAGAATGAGGTGCAGAACCTCCAAACTCAGCAACTAAGTCAGATATCTTAATTTGACCGCTATCAGGACAAGGCATTAATTTTCTCCTTTTAATGATTTGATTTCGTTCTTTAATTCTTTTATAGCTTCAATTAATACAGAAGTAAGAGCGTTATAATTCACTGCTAAATGACTGTCTCCACCTCCTAAAGAATTAACTTCTTTTACTGCTTCTGGTAAAACCTTTTGCACTTCTTGAGCTATAACACCAGCACTCTTTTGTCCAGAACTTTTCCAGTTAAATGAAACACCATTGAGTGCGTCTATTTTATCAAGTGGGTTTGTTATTAGCTCTATATTTTCTTTTAACTTTCTATCTGAAGAAATAGTAGTTGATTCTGCGATAACATCTCCATCTGCATGGAAGTCACCATCTGCTTCAAATCTAAATTCATTATTACCGTTAATATAAACATCCATCTGAGTATTATCAGTGAATGTAATATAATCATTTGAATCTCTACCTATATTTGAAGTTACATAAACTGACCCTGTAACTGACATTGCAGATGAACTAATTTCATAGCTTAATCCAGGGATTCTAAACTTAGTTATGTTGGTGTCACCTAAAGTTATTTCGTTAGATACAGTGGCTGAGCTAGGAGCAGCTTGATAACCAAGAATTATATTATTACCACCTGATGTAAGATCATTAGTTCCGCCTGCTGCACTTTCGTTACCAATAACAATATTATTATCACCAGTTATATCTTGTCCAGCTAATGTTCCAACAGCTACGTTACCTACACCACCTGTACCATTTTGTAAAGCAAGACGACCAAAAGCAACATTTTCTCTACCAGTTGAGGTATTTAAACCAGCACCATATCCAATAAAAGTATTTTTACCACCACTGGTCATAGCTTTTCCAGCTTGGTATCCAACTAATGTGGATTGACCAGCACCAGTATCATTAATACTTTGACCAGCTTGATAACCTATAGCAACCATTTGGGCGGTGGTTGTTGATGTTTCTAAGGCTTCAGAACCGATTGCAATGTTATAACTAGCAGTCGTTTGTTGCTGTCCAGCTGTATAACCTATAAAAATATTTTCACTTCCTGTTGTAGTTGATTTACCAGCTTCATAACCAACAACAGTGTTATTGCTTCCAGATTCTAAATCTTCAAGTGTGTAATTACCTATAGCTATATTTTTAGTTCCGCTAGAATTACCAGCACCATAAATAGCTTTATAACCAACACCAGTATTATCAGAACCTAGTATCTGATTACCAGCTACAGCACCTATAATTGTATTATCAGAACCTGTAGAATTATTTAATGCTCCAGCACCTATAGCAGTGGTATTAGACTGTGTTGATACATTTTTTAATGCGTAAGAACCTACTACTGTGTTGTAACCACCAGACGTAATATTCGTACCAGCATTGTCTCCAAATGTACTGTTAAAAGTACCACTTGTAATAGAGTCACCAGAAGCATTACCAGCAACAGTATTATAGTTTGAATCACTGCCTACACCACCGCCAGCTTCAGCCCAAGATGTATTACCGCTACCATCTGTTTTCAAGAAGTAACCGTTTGTTCCTTCATTTGGTGGGAGTATAAAATCAGGGTTTCCAGAGAAAGAAGAATGTGCTGGTGCTCGTAAATTTACATAGTGTGCATTATTTACTTCACAATAAAATCTAATTGCTGTTGGACTACCACTACCAGTTTTAAGAGATAAGATACCATCAGTTGATTCTAAATTAGTACCTGGAACTCTAAACTTGGTAATATTAGCGTCACCAATAGTTACTTCGTTAGAAACCGTTGCAGAACTTGCGTCAGCACCAGAACCAATAACAATATTGTTTGAACCAGTTGTTATGTTATCACCAGCGGTATCTCCTAACGCAGTATTATTAGAACCACTTGTATTACTTCTCAAACAGTCACGTCCTACAGCTGTGTTATAGCTGTTCGTATTTGAATAAAGAGCTTCCCAACCGACTCCTGTATTATAACCACTAGATTGTTGACTATAACAAGCTCGGGCACCTATACCAACACTTTCTAATCCGCCAGTGTTAGAGTTCATTGCACCGTAACCTATAGCAACTAGCTCTTGACCTTGAGTACTATTATTTAAAGCCCAACCACCAATTGCTACGTTACCACTACTGGTACTATTAGTATATAAAGCTCTATTTCCTATCGCTACGTTATAACCACCTGATGTATTTGCAATTCCACATAGATAACCTACAGCTACGTTACTGTCACCAGTTGTATTAGCTTTTAATGCTTCAGACCCAATAGCAGTGTTACCATATCCTGTTGTGTTAGCTTCTAAAGGTAAGTATCCTACTGCTACATTTTCCCTTGCAGTTACTGATGCAGTCTTTAATGCGTTATATCCTATTGCAGTGTTTTTATCACCAGTAGTTAAGCCTGTACCAGCATCATAACCAAATAAGGTATTTTTTTCTGCATCTGTACCACTGAAACTATCTCCAGCATTAGTACCACCTACAGTGTTGTATTGAGCATCACTTGTTATAGATATACCTGTTAAGTTAGAACCATCTCCATATAGTGTGTCAAAATATCCATTTCTTACTCTTACTGTATTTGTTCCAATATCTCTTACACTGTCAGCAGTTGGAACAAAATGAGGAGTTACTTCCCAACCATTATTGTATTTTGTAATCTTAATATTACCAGTAGCGTTATGGTTAAGCGTTAAACTATCGTCAGTGTTACTAGGAAAAAAGGTAGATGATGAAAAGTTAATTCCTACGTTAGTACCAAAAGTTAGGTTTCCAGACATTGAACCGCCTGTTGTACTTAACTTGCTAGATAAATCTACTTCTGCCCAAGTTAGACCACCTGTATTACCAGACTGTGCTTGTAAGAAGTAGCCATTAGTAGGTGAGTTAGATACCTTTAGGTTTGCTTCGTCTACTACGTTATCTGCAATAGTTAAAGCAGTAGATCCTGTAACTTCTCCTGTGTGAGTTGCGTTAGATGTAATACCACTTACTGTTGTATTTAGAGCAGCTATATCTACACCATCAACTGTTCCTCCAACTGTAATGTTGCCAGAAAAGTTACCAGCAGCACCCCAAACCGTATGCCATCTATAACCGTCATAACCCAAATGTACAGTAGCATTAGTGTAAGGGGTTAAATTTGCATCACCATCTACTTCTATAAACTTCCCACTTGATCTCTCAAATTTAATTACACCATTACCAGTATGTTTTATACGAAACTCACCAGTGGTGCTATCCATTTGAGTGTTTGTGCCATTATGAAATATCTCTAAATCTCCACCAGTTCCAAATATACTCTTTACATTATCACCATGACTTTGTGTGTTTGTAAACGTGTTAGAACCTAAAGTAGCATAAGTATTAGTGTCAACTGTATAACTGCCAGCACCAGTGCGTTTCATAAACCCATTGGAGGTAAAATCACCATCCATGATCGCACCAGCACTGGCAACATTTGTCGCATCAGTTACATCAGCACTTGCTTCTATACCATCTAATTTTGTATGGTCTGCATCTGTAAAAGCATTTGTATTACTATTACTTTCATAAGCTGTCTTAATTTCAGTAGCAGTCTGATCCGCAGTCGCTCCAGTTTCTACTCCATTTAACTTTGTATGATCTGCGTCTGTAAACGTATTAGAATCTGAAGCTGCTTCTACTGCTGCTGCTATTTGTGCTGCGGTTATAGCTCCTGTATTACCATTAACTGACAATACCTGGTCAGTAGGTGTCAATAACTCAGTGAAGTCCGCCATCGTACCAGCAGTTCCACTATTCCTTACATAAGATTTATTTTGATCTGTCCTGACAACAATATCCCCTTCTTGTGTTGTCAATCCTAACTGTGCCGACTCATTAGCTGCTGTCTGAACAGTTGTTAATGCTATTTGGTCTACACTAAAAGTCGTTCCAGTTAAATTTAACCCTGTTCCAGCCGTATAAGTGGTGTCGCTACTATTAGCATCAACATAAGCTTTCACTGATTGTTGAGTTGGTACTTTTGTCGCACTATTAGATGCCATGTTATCTTCATCTACAACAAAATTCATAGCTGTTGTTGCTGTATCTGTATTCATAACAGCACCAGCAGCATCTACATTTGTTGAATCAGTAACATCTGCACTGGATTCTATTCCTGATAACTTAGTTTTTTCAGCATCTGTGAAAGCATTTGTATTAGAATTTGCTTCGTATGCTGTTTTAATTTCGGAGTTGGTTTGATCAGCAGTAGCGTTACTCTCTATTCCATCAAGTTTTGCGTGATCTGCTGTTGTAAAGTTCTCGTCAGTTTGAGATGCAACTGTAAAATCTAACGTACCATCACTGTCATCATAAGTAACCGTAATACCTGATTCGGTATTACTTGAAACCATAGCCCCAACAATATCCTGTACTTGTTCATTTGTCAGAGTTGCTGTTATAAAACCAGCCCCATTTGTTAATTGATTATTGTTTGTGACATTAGTTGCAGAAGCAGCAATCCCATTTAACTTGGCCAAAAGAGCATCAGTAAAGGCATTAGTATCTGTATTCGCCTCATAAGCTGTTTTAATCTCAGAGTTGGTTTGATCTGCTGTAGCTCCAGTTTCAATTCCGTCTAATTTAGTATGATCTGCATTTGTAAAATTATTGTCTGTTTGAGAAGAAACAGAAAAATTTATCTTGCCAGAACTATCGTCATAAGTAACAGTAATACCAGACTCAGTATTGCCAGATAACATTGCTCCGATAATATCCTCAACTTCTTCATTAGTTAATGTTGCCGTTATAAAGCCAGCACCATTTGTTAGCTGATTAGTATTAGTAACATTAGTAGCATTTGCAGCTATACCGTTTAATTTTGAAAGAAGTGCATCTGTAAATGCATTTGTGTCAGAATTATTCTCGTATGCAGTTTTTATCTCTGCATCAGTTTGGTCTGCAGTAGCAGAAGTTTCTATACCATCTAATTTAGTTTTATCACTAGCAGACATAGAGCCAGCATCAGATGTTGTAGCTGCGGAAATACTTATAGCTGGAGTCGATCCACCTGATGAACTTATTGGTGCGGAACCTGTTACTGAAGTAACTCCACCAGCAGAACCAGAAGTAGCGGCTGTTATTCTTCCCTGTGCATCAACTGTAATATTTGTATTTGTATAACTACCAGCAGTAACAGAAGTGTCAGCTAACTTTGCAGCAGTTACCACACCATTATCTATAGTAAAAGTTGCTCCAGAATTACTTACAACAATATCTCCTTTATCTCCATCACTTATTGCACCATCTGCACCTGCTGGTCCCTGCGGACCTGTAGCACCTGTCGGCCCTTGTGGGCCAGTTGCTCCTTGTGGGCCAGTTGCTCCCGTTGCTCCATCATTACCATCGGCTCCATTATTACCTGCTGGCCCTTGAGGTCCAGTTGCCCCAGTTGCTCCAGTTGCTCCAGTTGCTCCTGTGTCACCCTTTGGTATGGCAAAGTCTAAAACTGCTTCTGTTGCCGTTCCAGTGTTAGTTACACTTGCGTTGGTTCCAGCATTACCTGTTGTAACATTTCCGATTGTTACTGTCGCGGAACCTTGACCTTGTGGTCCTTGTGGTCCTGTTGGCCCCTGTGGTCCTTGAGTAACAATTTCTACAATAGTAATTGGATTTGATGAACTCATGTTGTGTAACCTTGACTTACAAATAGTGTACCCTCTAAATAATACATTTTATCTCCATTTGGATCTGTTAATAAAACATCATATTTAAGTATATTGACAGAAAAATTAGCAGTATCAGTATCACTTAGTTTTAAATCTACCGTTCCATTTGCTCTGTCCGTGTATGCAACAGAAAAATCAGCAAATTTAGTACTTCGATCATCGTTCCAAACTTGTGCTGCAACAGTAAAGCCAGTAATATTTACAGCAGTGCCATTAGCGTCTTTAAATATAAGACGCATAGGAAAATCTGCTCTACGTTGAATAGTAAAATTTTTTCTAGCAGTTCCAGCCATAATTAAATTTTTATTACATACATCATAGCTATATTACGAGGTCTAGTTTCTCCTCCACCATCATTTGATGTTGTTGTTGAAACTGATATTCCTGTAGTAGCTGAACTCATTGTAAAAACATCAGCAGGATAGCCACCAGCCCCACCATAATTAACTGTAGTTGATCCACTACCAGGGAAATATTTCTTGTTATCAAAAGTAGTTGCGTGAACGTGACCTGAGTCAGTAACACTTGAACTTGCAGGGTGATTATGCTGTTTGTTTTGATCTGATTGAGAACTAGCAATACTTCTACCACTATCAGTACCTTTACCATTGTCAAAACCTCTTACAAATTCACCTCTTAAATCAGGCAAATTAAATGTTGAGCTTCCATTACCGACTCCATACTGCGTACCAATAACACCAAATAAAACTGCATAAGTAGTTCTGCTAACTGCTGCTCCATTGCACTCAAGATATCCAGAAGGAACAGTAGCTACTGCCATACAAAAAACTGCACCAGTTGGAACACCTGCCACAGTTGTAAACGATAACGCTCCAGATCCATTTGTTTGAAGCATTTGACCATTAGTTCCATCTGCTCCAGGTAATGTGAAAGTAACATTACTACTTACAGAAGAAGGAGATTTTAAAGCTACAAAAGGAGCACCACTAGAATCTTGAAACCTTATTGGTAATCCATTACTCATATCTAATCCAGAATCACTAATTTCTACTCGCTCTACACCAGCAGTTGCAAAACCCATAGTATTTGCTCCTGACCTAAATATTCCTGTATCTGTATCATTATCGAATGAAAACGCTGGAGAACTAGCAGCCGATCCATCATCACCTAAAAGTTGGCCTGTCATAGTACCACCTGATCTAGGCAGTAAACCTAAATTTGCTTCATCAACAGAGCCAACAGTTGTAAATCCATTATTAGATGCGTTTCTTAGTTTTAAGTTATTATTATCTGCTGTGTCAACATAAGGCATAAAAGCCGATGTATTACTAGGATCACTACCACCACTATTTAAAGTTTTTATTGCATCAAACACTGCATTTAGATCACTTCTAACAGAAGCTCCAGACGCATTAGCTATATTGTAATCCGAAACTTGAGACATAAATTGTTAATTACACTCCTTTACCATATCCTACAGCCGAAAAAGTAAAAGATCTATCTACAAAACTTGTACCATTCTTAATTGTTACTGTAAATCCCGTACCAGAAACATTTGTAATAGTAAAGAAATCACCTGATTGTGCATTTTGGATCGTAATTCCAACAGTAGGAAGAAAGGCGTTTGATCCTCCTAAAGAAGAAGTTCCCACAAAGAATGGTGTTCCAAATGTTACTGTCTTACCAGAAGATGATGTTCCTGACTGTTGTGGTGCAGTAGAAGTACTGCCTCCTGTTTGATAATTTTGTTCTGTTCTTGATTGAAACTCTGCGGTATAACCTGCTTGTTGTACGTTCATATTTTGAGAAACATTTGTAGTTTCTAAAACAAGTTTAAACTTGAATCTATGACCTTTAAATGTACCATTTGCAAAATTATTAAATGAACTAAAACTGCCTGATGATGTCTGCGATGTTGCTACTTGTATCTGACAGTTAGCCTCATTTGCTGCTGGACCGTCAAAATTACCATCAATTGCATAATTATCCCATAAAGAACCACTAGGAATAATTGTCTCAATATCTGTTCCTATATTAAAACCAACAGAACGTATTACTCTTTTTAGATCAAGAGAAAATACACCTCCCAAATCTAAGATATCTTTAAATGCATACTCTCCTGTTGCATTTGTAGCTGGATTTGTAAGCTGTAAAGCACTAGTTGTGTTGTTAAATGTTGTATTAGTATCTACTCCTTGAAATGGAGGACTATCTAAATCTTCTCTGTCCTGTAATATCACCTGAGTATCTACGAGATCAGGTAAGTCTTGAATTACTGAAGTCTCTCCCACACTAAAGTTTCCCTGATCGTCCTGAAACTTCAAAATATACTCTCCCTCTAAACTCGGTAAAACTACATCTGTAGCAGCACCAGCTAACGCAGTTACAAGATCAACGGAGTTTTGAAATGTACCGCTTCCATCAGTTAGATTACTGTGCCTCACATAAACTCGCCCTCCGTGAAGAACATCAGGATCAGCAGCTTGTGTCCACCTTAACCTTACTAATTTATTTGTAATAGGTTCTATAGATAGATTTTGTACATTAGCAGGTGGCTGTGTTTTTCCAACAGCGTTAAAAGTTATATCACTTGATGTAGCTGATAATTTCAATGCTGCATTATATGAAAAAACCCTAAACTCATACGTTCCAGCTTCGGTATTTAATATTTCAAAATCTGGTCTAAACACAATTTCACTGACCCAATTTGTATTATTAAATCTATATTGGACAAGATATTGACTGACACCTGTAACAGAAACCCAAGATAAAATTAATTTTGTAACAGCAAGAGCATTTATAACAACAATTCTTTCTGATGCCTGTAGGTTTGATGGTGGATCTTTTGGTTCATTAAGTAAGGAAATATTTCTTGCAGGTAAACTTATACCTTGTTCAATGTTGTTATATTTGCCATCAAGATAAGTAAGGGCTGTTATTGCAAAGTTTATGCCATCTTGCTCTTCTACAGTTATTACTCTAAAAGTTTGAGCCTCTAAAGTTGAACTTTGAACAAGCCAGATGCTATTTACATTTGGTGTTGAAGACAAGGCAGAATCTAAAGTTATAACACCACTAACGACACTAAGGATATTTTTTGTTTCTACTGATCCATCGGGTAATATCACGCTGCATTTTTTATTCGTACCTGTAAAAGTATCAAGATCCTTTGTATTATCAACTGTTATTGCAGTGGTTGTAGCAGATTTTATACGACCACTTCTACGCTCTCCACCTCTCACTGGATCGTTAACAGAAATAACAGATCCAGGTCTGACTATCGCTCCAGCATCAATTGATGTTGTGAAACTTACTACCTCGGTTTCCTGTTGTTCACTAAATAAAATTGCTTTGCCTAATCTTTGGGCTTGACCGCGAGAAGTACAAGCAAATGCCTTTACATCTTTTTTAATTATCCCTAACTTATTTTGAGCAGTGGTATCTTCTACTACCTCATAATCTATTTCTCTGCTATCCATATTGAAATAACTGACATTTATTACTGTATGTCTTTGTTTTAAACTGCTGCCTGAGTAACTGAACCCACCCTCACCTACATTTGCCAAGCTGAACAAATAACTCGGATCTGTAGGTCTATCTTGTGAAATAGTGACAGAACCTTCAGACCAGATAGGGAAACATCTCATCACACCTGCTAATTCATTTATCAAAGTAAAAGCTTCACTAGATCCCTGTATATTTACATTGCAACTAAACCTAGCTTCCTGTCCTCCAAAGCCATCATCTACTAACTCATTAGCATACTTACTGGCAGCAATAAAACTAAATAAATCTAAGTTGCTATCTGTAATATGCGTTCCAAATCCATACCTTTCAGTAGTAAGAAGATCAAGCAATATTAAAGCAGGACAAGAGCACCATTGAGCAGCACCCATCGTTCCATTGAAAATATAGCCACTTGGATAAATTATTCTTCCTGTCTGTAAATCAACAGTGGGAGTACCAGAACTAGAAGCACCTGCACCTGGGATTCTTACTTTTACACCACGAATACGAAAAGCTCTTTTGGGTATAGAACTGAACTGTTCAGAATCTATTCTTAAGTTTGTATATGCACTATTCAAATATCGTTGTTTATCATCAACAATTTCACTGATACTAGTCCATGTAAAAGCATCAACAAGATTTGATGATGTGCTATCTGCGGTGACTCTTACAACTCTGATATCAACAGGGAAAGAACCTGTAAAGGAAACACGATATTCCTTTTGGTACGCATCAGCAGTTCTACCTGTAATCGTGTCATTGATTGCGTCTGTAAAACCACCGCTATTGTATTGAACTTGTATCTTTAGGTTGACAGAAGAACCTAATAAATCCCCTTCATCTGTGGCTTTCTGTAGTTGCGGAAATGTAATCGTAACTTTTGCAGCGTCAACAGCAGTATTTGTTATCTGACGAGTGACAGGAGAAGAATTTGTAACTGTAACTCCAACAGCAGTTGTTGATTGACTGCTTTCAATCCCTGGAATGTGTTCTTGATTTGACGTTCCAAAACGAGGTGTAAACTCTACATTCTGAAAATTGAAATCTGCTGTCTGTGGGCTTGCGTTATTAGCATTGGCATTTAAAACAGGAGTATTATTTAGAAATACATCTTTTAATGCAGCATTGTTATAAGCTGTAGATCCTTTAGAAAGACCTGCTTTTGATGGAGTAGCAAAACCTTCTATCTCTCCTTCAGAAATAAGATCCTGTATTGACGCAAACTGTCTACTATTTAATGTATCTGGTGCTCTGGTAGGAGAAGGTGGAGTTGGGGGAGGACCACCTGCTCCTCTAATAATTTTATCCGTCATGCTGATACCTGATTAGTGTCGATTCCTGCTGAGATTACAACCGATCCAGTGACAATCTCTCCATAAACTATTGGGTGGCTAGTTCCTGCACGGCTAGTATTTTGCACCCCAGAAAAACTAAATGATATTCTAGGATCTTGTTCGTTACTGAACTCTTGTGGCTTTGGCAAAGGAAATAGTATATCAGAAACTCCTGATATCGCTAAACCTACACCTAAATTCATCGCAAAATTACCCATAAAAGCCCCAATCTTGCCACCTCCGAAAGCTAATCCAGCCTCAGAGAATAAAGCTCCGAAACCACCTCCTGACATTATTGACGCTCCAATTAATAACCCACCTAATAATAATTTTCTAGTGCCTCCACCAGCACCAGTAATGACAGGAACAATACTAATATCTGATTGTCCTATTGGATTATGTATATCTTCTTCTCCTATCTCATAATCATCTACTAATACCTGATAATAACGATCTGCCATGTGTGCTTCCAACCCTGGAAAATTGCTAACCAAAAATC